CACTTTGGCACTAGGGGATTTTTTTAACTAACATTTCTTAACTACGAGGTAAACACTATGAACAAATTAATCAATTTCCTTAAAACAACCGCTTATGTAATCGCAACTATCCTTTCAATCTGCCTAGTTGCTATGACAATGCTAACCGCACTTGCAGCACAAGCAAGCGAACCGACAGCATTAGAGCGTGAGCAAGCAAGAATTCAATGGATTGCCGAGAATGGGCAATATCAGCCAAATCTAACCGAGCCAGCTAAACAAGAGGCTCTAGCTTATACAGAACAAAAACAAAAGGAATTAGATTATGAGAAAGGCAAAAACAGAAATTAAGATTGAGCCTTATCCGAAAGGTGGCTGGTATGTTGTTGAGCGAGATGGCGGAAAGATTTGGTGGCAGTCATCAAACTACCAATCGTTAGAGCTTGCCGAAACAAGAAAAAAAGAACGTGAAGAACTGAAAGCAAACATAGCTAAATTGCTTAATAAAAAGCTCTCTAAGAGAGAGATTGTTAGAAGTGGATTAGCTGCTAACCCTAGAGTTCAACAGCGAGAATTTAACGCTAGACAACGCTATTTGGCATTATTTGATGAGTATAGCAAACAGCGTAAAAAACAACATAAAAGCAAACGAAAAAATGAATTCAAGCTATCTGATATTCGTGAATTGTTTGGTATGCAGGCAACAACCGTTGATCGAGCTATTAGCAATGGGCAAATAAAATCAACAATAGGCAAAACCTTATCAAAAGGTCGCTGGGTTAGATTGTTTAGCTATGATGACATTAAGCTCTACTTTGAATACTTAAGAGGATTACAAAATGGAAAGCCAACAAGCACAATGGGAACGCAAAACGTTCAATGATTGGGATAAACAGTGCAGCAAAGAAGATGACTACAATCGAGCGATAGAGATGGAGATAGAGGCTATTAAAGAAAATATCTCTAACTGTGATGATGATGTTATATGTGCTTTTAGAGAGAAGATGCTTGATTATGATGAGGTTATCAATGCCTTTGATGATGATGAATTTAATGATGATGAATTTATAAAGGCTGTCGCACTTGGCACTGACTATGAAGAAATGCGAATCAAAATCTTAACTGCTATGGCAGAAGATAGATTGGAACAGTTAGAAGAAGATTATCGAAAAGGATATATCCTCAATGATTAACCAATAAAGGTGAAACAAAATGACTACCCAACTACAAACTAATCAACAAGTAAAAGCTCCCGTTAAGCATAAAACACTTCGGGAGCTTTTTAATGACCCTATTATTAAGACCAAAGTCGAACAATTGATCGGAAAGAACTCTGCAACATTTGCGACAAGCGTGATGCAGATTGCCTCCAGTAACGCACTATTAAGAAAAGCCGAACCATCAAGTATTTTTAATGCAGCTTGTATGGCTGCAACCTTAAATCTACCACTTCAAAATGGGCTAGGATTTGCCTATATCGTTCCCTTTAACAACAAAAAGGAAAACAAGATAGAGGCGCAATTTCAACTAGGTTACAAAGGATTAATTCAACTGGCCCAACGTTCTGGGCAGTTTAAAAGATTGGTCGCTGTGCCAGTGTATGAAAAGCAATTAATCGAAGAAGATCCAATTAATGGCTATGTATTTGACTGGAAACAAAAACCAACGCAAGAAGAAAAGCCTATTGGATATTATGCTTACTTCGAGTTATTAAATAGCTTTACTGCTGAATTATATATGACGGAGGCGGAAATTGATCAACACGCACAACGCTATTCTCAAACCTACCGCACTTACCTTGACAAGAAAGCAAAAGGACAATGGGCAACAAGCGTTTGGGCTGACAACTTCGAGGCGATGGCATTAAAAACCGTGATGAAGTTATTGCTATCAAAACAAGCTCCGTTATCGGTTGAAATGCAACAAGCAGTATTAGCCGATCAAGCAGTTGTGAAAGATGCCGAAAATCAAGAATTCAACTACGCAGACAATATTCAAGATGCGAGCTTTGTAACGGTTGTAGATGATGAAACGTTTAACAACTGCAAACAAAGCATTATCAACGGTGAAACTACTCTACAAGACTTGTGCGATAGCGGAGCTTATGAGTTTAGTCAAGAACAAATTGCGGAATTAGAGGCGGTTGAAAATGGAAATGTACAAGCTGAAAGCTAGATGCTCTGGGCTTGCTGATTTAATGGTTAAACCGAAAAGCGGTGGCGGTATATCTGCCACTGCTAAAAGTGCGGTGAGAAAGATAGTTAAATATGACTTGTTTGGCTATCAAGATTTTGAGGGTAATAAGTACACCGAAAAAGGCATCGCACTTGAAGAGCAGGCTATTAAATTAAGCGGTCGAAAGCGTGGATTGGCGTTAAAGAAAAACGAAGAAAGACGAGAAAATGATTGGATTACTGGTGAATGTGATATTTATGTTCCGACTAGAAAACTAATTATTGACACTAAATGCTCGTGGGATATTGGCTCTCACCCATTCTTTAACGATGAGGCAGAAGAGAAAGCGAAAAAGGCTGGCTATACAATCCAAATGCAAGGCTATATGTGGCTATGGGATTGTAAAGAGGCTCAAATTGACTTTGTTCTCTTGCCTACTCCATTCGAGCAATTATCAAGCTATGACGACCCGACACGATACATTGATTTAGTGGAGCAAATACCACAATCAAAACGTATCACGACCGTTACAGTTAAACGTGATGACAAAATCATCGAAGAAATCAAAGAGCGAGTTAATGCCGCTCAAGAATATTATCAACAGTTAATTAAGGAAATGAGCTAATGGCTAGTTTAAATAAATGCCTATTTATCGGCAATCTAACCGCAGAACCGGAAATTAGAACAATGCCTAACGGTGAGCAAGTGGCTAACTTCTCTATCGCATTAAATGAGAAATACAAGGCGAAAGATGGAAATATTGTAGAAAATGTTGAATACGTTCGCATTGTACTCTATCGCCGACTTGCTGAAATCGCAGGCCAATATCTTACTAAAGGTTCACAAGTCTATATTGAGGGAAGATTAAAAACTCGCAAATGGCAAGATAACAACGGACAAGACCGTTACACCACAGAAATTCAAGGCGATAACTTACAGATGCTAGGCGGTCGCCAAGATGAGCCGAAACAAGCAAAAGCAAGCAAAGCCAAGCCTGAGCCATTAAGTGCAATGGCTGAACAAGATGATTTTTCAGATGGGATTCCATTCTAGGGGTTAATTATGAGTAAATTTATTAAATTGACAAATTTTAGAGCTGGTGATGGTGATTTAATTGTAAATGTAGATTTAATTAGAACTGTAACATCAGCACACAATGACTGCTCAATTGTTAAGTTTTCAGACGAGCATAATGTGGCAGTAAAGGAAACGCCAGAGCGTATTTTAAAAATGATTGAGGCCGCCAAATAAGGCGGTTTTCTTTTGGGTAAATTATGAATAAAGAAACAGAACACGAATTAGCGGAATTACACGAAAAAGAACGGAGTTTAGAAATGACAACAGAAGATATTCTGAATGAGCGAAGAAATACGCACGGGGATTTCATTCAAGGCTCTGTTACGTTTAATGTGTTAATGGAGCTTATCAATAAAAATCGCAAAAACATTGACGGAGTGCAGTATTACGCTTTGACAATGATAGCTGGAAAGTTAGTGAGAATTCTGAATGGCAATTCACACGAAACAGACCACTGGCAGGACATTATTGGTTACGCAACACTTGGCGGACGATTGGAATTAGCTGAAAGCCTTGACAATACAAGCGAACCACTAGTTGATATTTTACCTGTGGTCAATCTCAAGCAGTAAATCAATATTTAACAAATCCAATAGGCGTTCCAAGTGAGCGCCTTTTGTTTTAATGGAGGAAGAAAATGAAAAAGTTTGACTTAAAAGCAGCCTTGAGTGGCGAACCTGTAATGCTTAGAAATGGAAAAAAAGCGTTTGTAGTGTATGACCTTAGAAACTACCCAACTTTAATTGGTAAACTAGGTAAAAAACCACTCAACGGAATTGTTTTAAATGAAGATGGAGATAAATGTAAATATATAGATGTTGAATGGAATGAGGCGGGTTCAAATGCCTCAGTGCAATTTGACATCATTGCAATGTGGGAAGAGCCAAAGATTAGCATTGAAGATTTACCTAAGCCGTTTAAGCCTAAAGATGGTGAGGATTATAAATATATCGTAGGAACTGAAGTTTTTCGCAGAATTAGCATAGGCGATAGTTTTGATAAATCCCTATCTATTGGTGGTCAATGCTATCGCACAGAAGAAGATGCTCAAAAATGGCTTGATTTTATGAAAAGCACATTAGAATAAGGTGGAATTATGAGCGTTACAGATTGGAAAATGCAAGAAGAATGGAAGAGTGAAATTAAACAAAATGAGTTTGAAGAGAAAGATAAGTTGAGACGTATTCAAAAATCAGAATATTATGATTCGTTACAAAACAATCAACCATTAACACCTATTTCAACTTTAAAAGAATTGAAAAGCAAACAATACGCATTGGATGTTATTCATGAAAATTGAGGAGAAAGAAAATGAAACCATTTGACTTAAAAGCAGCCTTGAATGGCGAGCCAGTTAATGCGAACGGACAAAAGTGTTATGTGGTAAGAGAAGTGACTGAATTTTTGGACGATAAAAGCGTCCGTAAGTTTGCTGTTATCTTCCCTAACAGTTCTGCGATTGCTGAAATATGGAGTGAAGATGATTTCAAAGATGATATTGCAATGTGGGAAGAGCCAAAGATTAGCATTGAAGATTTACCTAAGCCGTTTAAGCCGAAAAAAGATGAAGAGTATTTCTACCTTGGATGTAACACAGTTTACAGCAAACGGTATTGTGATGATTTTGATCATGACCTTTCAGATGGAGGTCAATGCTTTCGTACAGCAAAAGATGCTCAAAAATGGCTTGATTTTATGAAGAGTATGGTGGAGTAAGTGATGGATATTATTAATTTAATCAAACAGCAAACACCTGAAGAAAGACAGGCATTATTCAATGAGTTTATTAAACTCTTAAACCAAAAAAGAGAATATGTTGATATTCCTGAGCGTATTGTATGTTCTGCTTGCCAAGTATTTGTAGATGAAAGAGATGGCACTTTGGAAAATGGCGATTATATTATTCATGAAGTATATGGATTAAGACACTATGACCCATTCATGCACAAACAACTAGATGAGCTAGAAAAGAACTATAAATATCCATTGTTAGATTGGGAACAAGGATTCCTAACAAACAAAGGTAGATTTGTAGATCGCAAAGAAGCAATGGAAATTGCTAAAGCACAGAACCAAGTAATTAGACTATCTGGTTCACCAAACTCAGATATTTTATTTTCAGAAGATTTGTATTAGGAGTAAATATGACTGCACCATCTTTAGCCTATCAAGATGCAATGAATGGCATTGCTATTTTATATGACGCATTATCTAATGCAGAAAACGAGTTAGATAAATTAAAAAATGCTTGGATTAAATGTAGCGAGCGAATGCCTCCATTCGTTGGCGAACAATCTAAACCAGTATTGGTATGGGGCGATGGATATGATGAGCCTGAGATTGGAATTTTTCACGAATATGATGGATGGGATGCTTGGGGCGTTACCCATTGGCAACCACTCCCACAACCGCCAAAAGATTAAATATTGAATAATAAATAACCGCTCTTATGGGAGGTTTTTTATTGGAGCTTTTATGGATAAAATACAACTATCAGAAAAAGCAGAAAAAGAGATTGTGAAAGAGATTGTAAATGCAACAAAAATGACAGCGTTTGCCTCTTACACGGAAAACAGTCAAAATCTAATGACTATCGAAGAGATTGCCTTATATCTTAACAAGTCATATACTTTTACAGTAAAATACATTGTTACTAAAGGCGATTTTCCACAGTCGAGATACTTTTCAGACAAAAATG